TTTTGAGCGCAGTTACTGCAACTGGCGCATCTCAAGCAGTTCAAGCAGATGCTGGTCAACCTGCATTCCTACAAGTTTCTGGTATCACCAGTGCAACTGTAGCCCTGCAAGGTAGTTTGGATGGCACAAATTGGTCAACTATTGGCACTGCATTGACCGCAAATGGCATCATAACCATTGCTAATGCACCAACATATCTACGGGCAAATTGCACTGTTTATGTCACTGGAACCATCACAGCTAAGATTCTTTACTAAGGAAAAACCATGAAAATGACCAAAGCAGCTAAAAAAGTTGGCAAAGTTATGCACGAGTACAAGACTGGAAGTCTGCACTCTGGGTCTAAAAAAGGGCCAGAAGTGACTTCTCGCAAGCAAGCCATTGCCATTGCCTTGTCTGAAGCTGGCATGGCAAAACCTAAGAAAAAGCCTAGAAAGATGTAATATGAAATCTCCTATTTGGCAAACAAAAGCTGGTCAAAATCCCAAAGGTGGGTTGAATGCTAAAGGGAGATCATCTTATAATGCAGAAACTGGTGGGAACCTAAAACCTCCCGTCAAGTCAGGGGATAATCCCCGTAGAGCAAGTTTCTTGGCTCGAATGGGCAACATGGATGGCCCAGAGTTCAAGAATGGTGAACCAACGAGACTGCTTCTTTCGCTAAAGGCATGGGGTGCAAATTCCAAGGCTGACGCAAAGGCAAAAGCTAGAGCAATTTCCGCAAGGAACAAGGCAAAAGCGAAATGAGGCAACCCAATGACATTTCTTGAACTGGTCAACGATGTATTGATTCGTTTGCGTGAACCTGTTGTCAGCACATACAGCGAAACAACTTATTCCACTCTTATTGGTAAATTTATCAATGATTCTAAGCGTCAAGTTGAAGATGCTTTTAGTTGGAATTGCCTTGGTCAAACAGTCACTATTACCACTTCTTCTGGAACATATCAGTATGCTTTAACTGGTGCTGGACAAAAGTTCCAAGTTCTTGATGCTATCAATGCAACGAGCAACATTGGACTGACAAACACCACTTTTGTTGACATGAATCGTAAGCAGAATTTCTCTACGATTATGACTGGCATCCCAAGTGAATACACATTTGAAGGTGTGGATGCAAGCTACAACACAAAGGTAACGCTGTATCCAAGGCCAGATGGTGTATATAGCATCATGTTTGCCTTGTCGATTCCACAAGCTATATTAACGGCTGATAGTACTGTCATTCTTGTGCCTGATGTAGTTGTTGCTCAAGGTGCTTATGCAAGGGCATTAGTTGAGCGTGGCGAAGATGGTGGACTGTCTTCATCTGAGGCTTACACGCTGTTTCGATCCATGTTATCGGATTACATTGCCTTGGAGGGCAGTCGTTATCCTGAGAATCAAGAGTTTATTGCCCAATGAGCCAAGCAATCCAGACTTTCTCTATCTCAGCCCCAGGATTCTATGGGCTGAATACTCAAGATTCGCCTCTTGATTTGAATGCTGGTTTTGCACTGGTTGCAACAAACTGCATCATAGATCAATATGGTCGTATTGGCTCACGCAAGGGATGGTCAAGGGTTAACGCATCTTCTGGTAATTTGGGCGCAAATGATGTCAAGGTTATCCATGAGTTAGTATTAGCTGATGGAACTTTGACTGTCTTGTTTGCTGGAAACAACAAGATTTTCAAGTTGAGTTCTACAAACACTGTAACTGAACTTACCTATGGGGGTGGTGGTACTGCACCAACCATTACCGCAAGTAATTGGCAGTGTGCATCTCTTAATGGCATCACATATTTCTTTCAGACTGGTCATAACCCACTGATTTATGACCCTGCTGTTAGCACTACCACATATAAGCGTGTTAGTGAAAAAACTGGTTATGCCGCAACTGTTCCTGATGCTGACATTGTTATCTCTGCTTTTGGCAGATTGTGGGCAGCAAATACAACATCTGTAAATGCAACCGTTTACTTTAGTGACTTGATTGCTGGTCATATCTGGTCAACGGGTACTGCTGGTTCATTGAATGTGAACAATGTGTGGATAAATGGTGCAGATCAGATCACTGGTTTGGCGGCTCACAACGGGTTCTTGTTTATCTTTGGTAAGCGTCAGATTCTTGTTTATAAGGAAGCAACTACTCCATCAACCATGTCTATTAGCGACACTGTTGAGGGCATTGGGTGCATTGCCAGGGATAGCATTCAGACCACCAGCACTGATGTTTTGTTTCTATCTAACTCTGGCGTTAGATCGTTGATGAGAACAATTCAAGAGAAGTCTGCGCCTGAAAGGGACTTGTCAAAGAATATCCGTAACGACTTAATGAATGCTGTTAATGGTGAGACATTGGCAAACATCAAGTCTGTCTACTCTGAAAGAGAAGCGTTTTACTTGTTGACAACGCCTAGTATTGATACAACTTGGTGTTTTGATACTAAGGCTTACTTGCCAAATGGTGCTGCAAGGGTAACAACTTGGGATTCAATCACGCCAAAGTCTATGCTATCTCGTAGAGATGGGACTTTGTATATTGGTAAGAATGGTTATGTAGGTTTGTATAACACCTATCAAGACCATTCGTCTTCTTATCGTATGTTGTATTACACAAACCATTCTGATCTTGGAGATCAAAATGTAACTTCTATTTTGAAGAAACTGTCCATTGTTGTTATTGGTGGAACAAACCAAACAGTAACATTTAAGTGGGGATTTGATTTTAAGACCAACTATTTGTCTGACAATTCCGCAATTCCAACACAAGGCGTTTCTTACTATGGTATTGCTGAGTATGGTGCAAATGCCACAACAGTTGCTTACTATTCTGATGGCGTTGATTTGCAGACATTGACAGTTTCGGCAACTGGAACTGGCAAGGTTGTACAAACAGGCTATGAGTCAGATATAAATGGAACTGCATTGTCGATTCAAAAAATTTCGATTCAAGCCAAGAGTGGCAAAGTAAGTTAAAGGAAAACATCATGTCTGATTACACCAAGAGTACAAACTTTGCAACTAAAGACAACTTGTCTTCTGGTAATGCACTAAAGATTGTCAAGGGAACTGAAATTGATACTGAGTTCAACAATATTGCTACTGCCATTTCAACCAAGGCAGATTTAGTAAGTCCTACCTTTACGGGTACGCCTACCCTGCCTACGGGAACCATAGGCGTTACTCAAAGCACAGGAAATAACTCAACTGCATTGGCAACAACTGCTTTTGTACAAGCTGCATTGTCTGCAATTTATCCAGTTGGCTCTATTTATACCAATGCAACTTCAAGCACTAATCCTGGTACTTCACTTGGATTTGGCACATGGACTGCATTTGGTGCTGGTCGTGTTATGGTGGGTTTTAACTCAGGTAATGCGCTATTTGATACCGCAGAAGAAACTGGTGGTAGTGCTGATGCAATTACTGTAAGCCACACCCACACAGCCACAGTTACAGACTCAGGACACACACACAATGCACTTACTCTAGCTAATGCAGTTTCTGGAACTGGTGGGACTGTTGTTAGAACAGATGGAACTGTTTTTACTGGTGGGATTATCCAATCAGCAGTTACGGGTATTTCAGTTAGCAATGATTCAACAGGCTCAAGTGGAACAAACGCTAACTATCAGCCATACATCACTGTTTATATGTGGAAGCGCACAGCATGATTACAGAAGAAATTAATGTTGTGGAAGTTCTTGATGGAACATTGGATGACATTGAAAACTTTGATGAAATTTCATTAGAGCATTGGGAGTATTTTAAGAATAAAAAGCCAATTTTCAATAAAGAGTATCTTGGTAAGTTGCGTGTTGTGATAGCAAAAGAAGATGACAAAACAATTGGGTATGTGTTTTATGGTTTGTTTCAAAGCCCATACCATGATGAAATCTGGTGTCAGATTGATATGTTCTTTTTGAGTTCATCACACAGAGGCAATGGGATAGGAAAGAGAATGTTTGAACTTGTTGAACAAACAGCAAAAGACAATGGGTGTAAAAGACTTATTTCAAGCTACAACTTAAAAGAGTCTTTAGAAGTGTTTTACAAAAAACTTGGTTTTAATGCTACTCATGTAGCGGTTGCAAAGGAGATTTAAAATGCCAGTTTCAGCAGCATTAATAGTTGGAGGGGCAGGTTTAGCTGGCGGGTATATGCAAGGCAAATCTGCACACAGTGCGGCAAATACCTCTGCACAAGCACAACTTGAGGCGGCACGAATTGCTGCTGAAGCGGCTAGGTTTCGCCCTGTTGGAGTAACCACTCGCTTTGGAGCATCTCAGTTTGGGTTTGACCCATCTGGGAA